GATGAAATTGTTTTTGAAGTAGCAAAAATTGCAAATCTACCTATCGAACAAGTTAGCTCGAAAGAGAATAACAATCTAGAAAACTTAGAAAAGAATCTTAGAAATAAGGTATTTGGACAAGAAACTGCAATCGATAATCTACTTGAAAAAATCTTTATCGCACAATCTGGATTGAAGGCATATAATAAACCAATCGGAAGTTTCCTATTTGTCGGTCCTACTGGCGTAGGAAAGACTGAACTAGCAAAACAGCTTTCAGCAAATATGGGCATTAAGTTAATTAGATTTGACATGAGTGAGTTCCAAGAAAAGCACTCAGTTGCGAAATTTATCGGAGCTCCTCCGGGATATGTCGGATTTGATGATAACGCCGGTCAGCTTATTACAAATCTACAAGAAAATCCTAATTGTGTATTACTACTCGACGAAGTTGAAAAAGCTCACCCCGATGTATTAACTGTCTTACTTCAGCTTATGGATAATGGATTTATTACTGGAAGTAATGGTAAAAAAGCAGACGGACGTAATGCTATTATTATTATGACTTCTAATTTGGGTGCTGCGGATGCTGAAAAGAACTCTGTAGGGTTCGGTGACCTTGAAAGAGATGGAGATCCTAAAGATGCTGTGAACAGATTCTTTGCACCTGAATTTAGAAATAGGCTAGACGGAATTGTTAAGTTTGGCAAACTTGATAAAACGAATATGGTTAAAATTGTTAAGAAATTCATTGACGATTTAAATGCCCTTATCAAGGATAAAAACATTCACGTTAAACTTAATGCAGAAGCTATTGAATATCTCATCGATAAAGGATTTAATAGCAAAATGGGAGCTAGACCTTTACAACGTACAATTGACGAGCATATTAAGAAACCAATGAGTAAAGAAATTTTATTTGGAAAACTAGTCAACGGTGGAGTAGTAGAAGTTTCAATCGAAAATGATCAATTAAAACTTAATATCATCGATCCACTACCAGTAAAGAAAGTTGCAAATGTTAGTGAAACAGAAAACCAATAAACTGTTTTATAGCAAGTATCCTTATAAGATCACTTGCCGCATAGAAGGGGCACATTATATTAGAAATTATGGTGTGAATCATTTTTTATTTCTCTATGGTTATCCTAGACAATTGCCAGCGGGCAAAATTAGCAATGACCTAGTAGAATTTGTAACTAATGCACAACATTATATTACCAACGAAAAGATTAAAAAAAGAATAGAAAGTTGTTTTATAGATTTCTATTTAGAAACAGAGTCTGAATATCTTGCGTTACAAACTAGATTAGCAAAATACGCAGTTCGTGTTGTTGAGCCGGATAACGACGAACAGTTAAAAACTCTTCTAGAAAATAAAAAATACAATTTATGTAATAAACTTCCTCACAATAAGTATCGTTATAAAGTCACATTTAAAGATATGCCTGCAAAAGTCAGAAATGATCTAATTGCATGGGCAGAACGTTATGATAACGACGACATTTACGTTACAGAAAGTACAAGACGTCATTTTAAATCGTTAAAATATCATTATGGTACTCACTATTTTTATATCAAAGATAGTAAAATGATAACATTAATTGCAATGGCAGCAAGTGGATATATTCGTAAGACAGACGAATATGTGGTTAGAAACAGCATAAATACTGAGTCTAACCAGGAATTACTATGCCAGCCCTAAGCCAAAATTTAATTTTTCATGTTAATAATGGTAATACTACAACAAACACGGTAGTTGTTGATTATCCTAACACAGCAACTACTACCTTAGTTTATAAAAGCGATAAGGTAAAAGGAGACGGCTATTTTGGAGGCAGTGACGGCTTACATACTGTAGCATTCACTGCTTCAAGATATTTCCATGGTACTATTACTATGCAAGCTACACTTGCATCTGAGCCAGTAGAAACAGATTGGTTTAATATATACGGAACTACTAGCACTTATACTCCGTTAAATTCTAGATCTACCAGTACAGTTGACATATATAATTTTACAGGAAACTTTGTTTGGGTAAGAGGATATATTGCAATCAACGAAGGTACAGTTAGCGTAATACAATACAATCACTAAATTTTCATTTACTCAAAATAGCATAAATATTCTATACGGAGATATATTTAATGCGTATTTTAGATTTAATTAATCATGACAATATAATTCGTCAAGGCGATATATTTGCAATCGAATTAGACGACAATTTGATTATAGAATCAACTGTAGTCGGATTTATGACCGATGGCGTTGTTATTCAAGGTGATAACACTGTGTTATCATACTTAAATCATACCACTGTTAAAGAATCAATAACTCAATTTACCGAAATGGAAATTGCTATCATGGAGGGGGGCGGAAGCTTATCTGAAGCTGAGTACCAAGGTAGAAATGTTCCTTTAGGAAAACCAATGGCAGGTGATGTTAAAAAATCCAAGGTCTACGTAAAAGGTCCTAAGGGAAATGTCGTTAAAGTAAATTTTGGCGATAAAAAAATGAAGATTAAAAAATCAAACCCTGCACGCCGTAAATCATTTAGAGCAAGACACAATTGCGATAATCCAGGACCAAGGTGGCGTGCTAGATACTGGAGTTGTCGAGCATGGTGAGTTAAAGCCAGATATTGGTAAATAAAGTATGAAACTATTTTATGTTTATCTTTTAACAGACCCAAGAAATAACAATGAAGTATTTTATTGTGGAAAGGGGTCCGGCGATCGATGGAAAAGTCATATCGGTCATTGGAGCGGAAACGGAAAAAATAATCCTACAGAAAATAAAATAAAACGTATTCAATCCGAAGGACTACAACCCGGTGTAATTTTTCTTTATGCAAACATTGAAGATGAAAAATTAGCATACAAGTTAGAAACGCAATATATAAAAGAAAATTTTGATAGATTAACAAATATTAAAATCGAAGCAACTCCGCCTAATACTACAGGAAAAATACCTTGGAATAAAGGAATAAAAATGCCAAAGGAATTTGGCGAGAATATAACAAAGAGATTGTTAGGTAAAAAAAGAGGCTCATATTCCGAACAACATAAGAAGGCTATTAGTGAAAGTTTAAAAGGTGATAAACACCCTATGTTTAATAAACCCGCAAACAATCGAAAACCAATTATAGAAATTACTACAAATAAAGAATACAGTAATCAAATTGAAGCAGCGACAGAATTAGGAATACGTCAGGGAGATATAGGAAACTGCCTTAAAAAAAGGCAAAAATCTGTAAAAGGATATAAGTTTAAATATAAGGCAGAATTATGAAACTGGTAGAATTTTTCGGACGTCCTATAGATGGTTCTAGTAACAAGAAAAATGACGACTCTAACAAAGCTGTCAAAACTGATGATCTATTTTGGTATATTTTAGATCACGATAAGCTTCATAAAGATTACTTTTTTCCCATTGCTAATAAATTAAAAAATTTAAAAGAATGCCCACCTGAAACAGTTTTAGAACTTTTTATGCCTATGGTTAAAAAAGGTTGTAAAGAATACTTTTCTTATAAAAAAATGAACGGCAAACTTGGAAAAATATTTCCTGAATCATTAAGAGAAGAAATATGCCAAAAATTATACGATCATTATAAAGATGATTTAAAATCAAACAAGTATAAGTTAGGATAATACTGTGCGACTACTCGAATTATTTAAAAAAAATAGATTTACTTTATCCGAAGGCGGTAACTTACAAATCGGTGATGTTGCAGCAAACAGAATAGATAGCAGCAAAAGAGCACAGATTGTTCCTATTATAGACTCAGCACTGACTGCTATTAACACAGAATTTAAAAAAATAAACAACGGTGTACCATTGTGGATGCCTAGTTTACTTTCAAGTAAAAAATTCCTTGCTGGCTCTTCATTTCATTTTTTTAATAGATTAGAAATTTCAGATGCTGACTTTGCTAATGTAAAAAGAACTGTAGGAGATATTGATACACAAGTTGATCAAAACATGGCCGATCAAGTTCGTAACTGGTTAGGAAATTTACCACCCGGTTCTCAAATCGGACCTGCACAATTTGCAGGAATGGATGCTAAAGATCCTGCACAAGTATTAACATTATGGAAGTTTCCAGATATCGTTGTAACTGATCAGAATGGTAACGAAACTCCTATTACAATACAAATAGACTTAGAACTTAAACCGTTCCAAAAAGGTTCTCCTACAAAGTGGGCTCAGTTCTCAGCAAGCTCAGAGTGGAATGATTTGAGCCAAGGGATCAAAGGTGTATTTCACAAATGGATTATCCGTTCGTTAAGTGGGTTAACACAAAAAACATTCTTACTAAGAAAAATAGGTGCAAGAAAAACTACAGAAAAGCCCACAACTGATAATATGATCAGCTTCGCTGTTAAATCAAAAGAGGGCGGCGGACTAAGACCAAAATATACTCCTGTAATAGATCCAACTACAGGTGCACAGGAAATTAAAGATAATTTACCTGTGTATACAGAATTACCTACTTCAGGATACGAACAAGATATATCAAAAATATTTACAACTATTTTTGGAGATAGATTACCTCTAGCACAGGTAAAAGCATTGGAATCAAAATTTTGGAGTTTTACAGGTATTGTAGAACTAATGAAAGATTATTTAGATCCACAAGAACAACAGGTTGTTACTGATTCATTCATTGACATTGTATTTGGCAAAGGTGCTCAACGTTTGTATAAAGATAGTGCAGAACAAGATTTAAAAGAAAAAAATGCCGCTGTTAATACTATGTACAAAATATTAGGTATAGCACCACCTGCAACACTAAACAGTACGATTCAAGATTATGCTAGTGGATTTAAAAATCAAACCGGGCCTGTAACAGAAGCAGAAGTAAAAGCACAATTGCGTAAAGGAATGCCCCATTTGCGTGATTTGAAACCTGCAGACTTTTTAGATCTGGTTGATGAACTAAGAAGTGAAGGCGGACGATTTCGCTTACAGAATATTCCATTAAATGTAAAAATAGACGGATTCGGTGGACGTTTTGGAAAAAATGCAGACGGCCAGCCCTTCATGGGAACTAGTAGAACTGAACCTAGATACCAAGCAGGTTTCTTAAAATATCATCAAGAAAAAGGCACAACTGATCCAGAAATATTAGGACGTGCAGCAAACTTTGATAAACTTTTTAACGAAACAATGAATGCTATCAAAGTTGTCGATAGTGCACTAGGAGAAGATTTTTTATTAGATAAACAAGTAACTTGCGAAGTTTTATTTTTACCATTTGCTACTCAAACTCAAGAAGGTAAATTAAAATTTGTAGGTATAGAATACGATCAATTACCGCAAGGAGTAGATTTAGTATTAGTTCCTTTCCGTATTGTTCAAGCTAGCACCGGCGAAGATATTCCGGAATCAAATAAAATAATACAAACATTGTCTAACCTAGGTCAGAACGGCTCTGTTATGTTTATGAGCAATCAATTAAAACAAAAAGAAGGCCTAGATGTAACTGAAATCATTAATCCATTAGAAAATTTAGAAGAACTAAAAAGAATTGTAAGCGATACTAGCGGAAAACGAGATAGAGCTAGTTTGCAATTGAAAAGAGAAGTTGAAGAGAAATTAAAGCCTGTACAAATAGCATTAGAAAAAGCAATAGACGAAGATCCTAATATCATAGGAAAAGATATTCTCGGACAAGACTACGAAGGCATTGTTATTAATAGTAGACTTGGCCCTATTAAAGTGACTAGCGAAAGACAAAAAGGCATTATAGCAAATAAAAATGCTGCAAAAGCAGCAGCCCGTGCTGAACAACCTAGAGAAAATACTAACAAAACAGCAGTAGTTGCCATAGGAAGCTTTGTTGGACACAAAGGACATGAAGAACTTTTCAACTATACAATCAACAAGGCTAAAGAATTAAACGGAGATGCTTATTTGTTTATAGGTAACGCTGAAGGAAAAGATGATCCTATACCTCCTGCCGTTAAGGTAGAAACTTGGCATAAATTATATCCAGAATATGCACAAAATATTAGCACAGTTATACAGGGCGGATCATTAATGCAAAAAATAAAGCATGAATTGATCAATCCACTACCTGGTAAATCTCCACGTTATGATAATATTGTGATCATGGTAGGAGAAGATAGAGCAGGATTACCTATGCCAGCAGCATTAATGAAGTCTGTAAATAAATTTCCAGGCTATGAACATGTTAAAGTAAGTTTAGGCGTTACTCCTCGTGGAACTGGAATTAGCGGTACTATGCTAAGAAATAGTTTAAAAAACGATCCGCCCGAAAAAGCGTTAGCTGTATGGTCAAATGCATTCGATGTTAACAAATTAGGTGTCGATTGGATTAAACATTTAATGGATGTAACTAGAAAAGGAATGGGATTACCTTCAGCTAACCCTGTTAAAACACAAGAACGTTTATTAAACGCATTAATTAGGCCAAAAAATAATATAAAAGAAAAAATGTTACCAAAAAGTGCATTTGCAGGATCTAATAAACATAAACTAGGACCTTCAGCACATTTAAAAGGTAGTATGAAACGTCCTGCTAAAGCAGGCGATTTGGTAGGCGATGCAGAATAAATAAAATAATCATGAACGAACAATTACAACAATTGGCCAAAATAGCATTTGCAAGTGAATTCAGCTTTTATGTAAAAGCTCACGGGTTTCATTGGAACGTTGAAGGCTCAGATTTTTTACAATACCACGACCTATTTGGCAAAATATACGAAGAAGTTTATTCGAGCATTGACGATTTTGCAGAAAAAATTCGTAGTTTAGGTGCATATGTTCCAGCTAGCTATGCTAGATTTGATATGTTAACTAAAGTAGAAGATGAAACACAAATATTGCCTAAAGATGCAATGGTTAAAGAACTTTTATTAGATAACGAAAAAATGGTAATGATTTTAAAAAAGTTATTTGACCTTAGTGAATCAAGCGGAGAGCATGGATTTAGTGACTTTGTTGCTGGCCGCATGGATGCACATAGAAAACACGGTTGGATGCTACGTGCAAGCATGAAAGGTTAACATGAGAGCAAACGAATTTATTGTTGAACGTAAAGGCGGTAAGATGACTAAACGTCAACAAAACCCAACTCGCGGTGTTAACAAATATACTGACGCTGACAGATGGAGCAGCGATTATAAATTATATAGATTAGGTCTAGCTCTTGCTGCCTGTGACGGAGTTAATGTTCCAGAAATGGACGAAGAAAGTTGGGTCGGTAGATGGAAAACACTACATCCATATAGTCAATTAGAACAAGATATGATCAATGTTGCTGCAAAAGCAGCAGGTGTTAAGGTAAATGATGTAAACCACGGCGATATGCGTAGTAGAGAAACTGACGATACTTACACAGTAAGCCCTGTAGCAAATTGGAATAAAACAAAATGAACAACGAATTTAAAAAAGTTAAAATTAAAAACGAAACTCGTTATGTATTAGAAACTGCAAGTGCAGGTGCAACTAGTGCAAGCGATGTTGCTACTGCTCCCGGTAGTGTAAAAATGTTACAACGACGATTATCGGAACTTAAAGATAAAGTAAGTGTTCCTGTTTCAAAACCACGTAATCCAGTAGGTATGGGAAGCACACAAGGACGTGGAACACAAAAACATCAATCTAATCAAAGACAAAAATCTAGAGACGAAAAAAAACTTTATGAATTAGAAACTCCGAGTGGACAAATGTTCCTTAAATTTAGAGGTAAACGTTTGCCAAATGACGAAATGATGGTGTTAGCATATGGAGGTTTTGGCACAACTCCTAAAGATGTAACTGTTGCTAATGCTAAAATTAAACCATTTGCTGCCGACGAAGCATCAGATGTAATTTCTCATATTAGAAAAATATTAAACGATAAAGACTTTATCGGCGTAGAAAAAATTGTTTTAGATATTCCTAATCAATTTACAGGACAACTACGTGACATTATAGATTATGCTGATAGAGACGAAAGATTAGAACTATATACAGGCGGCGATGAAGAAGAACCTGAAGCAAAAACTGGCGGTAAAGTAATTGGTATCGGACCAGATGGAAAGAGGATCAACAGAGATCCTGCTAAAGCACAGGTAGGCGGATCAAGTCGTGGTATTGCTAGTACAGGTATGGTTACTGTTCAAGCAAGTTCAGACGGACAAAGATTAGTTCAAGGTTTAATATCTCAAAATAAATTATCTAGAGATACTAAAGTTCAAGGAAATAAAATAACATTCCGTAAAGACGACTATAGTAAAATGATGTCTGTTCTAGGTAATGATAAGTTTCAACAATTATTCAATAAAGTAGGTAGTGTAGCAGAAGCTCCTGTAAATGAATTAAGCAAAGATACATTACGTGCATATTCAAAAGCAGCAGGTCGTGAAGTAGGCGACGATCAACGTGATTCAAGATCTGCAAGAGACAAAGCCATACAGCACATATCACACGGTGAACTAAAAAAAGGTTCAGACTGGAGCGATGAAGCAGATTGGTTAAACAAACGTGCAGAAAAACGTGCCAGCGGCATTGCTAGAGCAACTAGTAAAATTGCACAAAAAGGTGTGGCGGAAGGCTCCTTAAACGAATTTGCTCAGGGCGATTTTAATGGTGGCGATGGCAGCAATGATTTACAACTTTATCTTAGTGTTGCTAAAAAGTTGAATATGAAAAGGTACAAGCCATCAACAGCAAACAACTTAATCGCAAAGAAGATGGCAGAGTTAGTTGATGTCGTGGACGACGATAAAGTAGATTGGGCCCGCCATATGGCTCGTAAGGCACAGGGCTTACCGAATATGTTGGATCAACACGGACTGGCGGAAGGTAAATTCACTATTAATGCAAAGACCGGCGCTAAGTTAGATCCACGCACTGGAAAAGAATTGCCACCAAAAGAAAACTCATTTACAATGAAGGACATGTTTCGTCAACCAAAACCAACAGCGCCTAAACTAACATTAGATGATGTATGGCGCAAGGTTGAAGATGTTGTTGGTCAAATTTTCCCAGACGGTGACCCGATCGATTGGTTACTGCCATGGTTCAGAAAGCAGGGCATTGCTGATCACAAAATTGGTGGTATTCTAGAACGTGCTGCTAAAAAGAATGGTTACAAAGACATATATGATTACTATAACAGTATGAAGGACCAATACGCTAGGGATAATGTGGCGGAAGGCTTGGATTCTTTATCATTCTGGAAGCGTGAAGCACAAAAGGCCGGTGGTGCTGCTAATATTGATTGGTATGCTATTGGCGTCGAACACGGCAAACAAGGTACTGTAATGAATCCTCCATATGGTGTAGGCGGTAAAGCCGTGACATTATACGGCAAAGGATTAGATGCCGGTAAGCAAGGTGTTGCAGAAAATCCCGTAAATGAACTATCTACAGATCTTTTGAATAGAACTCGAGACGCAGCAAGTCAAAGAGCAAGTATGTTTAGGGCCGAAAAGGATCGTATCGCAGCAATGCCATGGCAACAAAGTCTTGCTCCTGACAGACTGAGTAAAATGGACCAATATGATAAAGCATCTCATCATTATGTAGGTTTATCTAATAAGGCAAGATTACATAAAAGCAATATGTCCGATAAACTAACTGCTCAAAAAATGGCGTCTATGATGCCGGCAAAATTTAAAAACGCTAATAAAAGTGCAGAAGAAGATGTAGAAGAGGGATTAAGAGATCCTAAAGATAATCCTTGTTGGAAAGGCTACAAACCTGTAGGAACTAAAAAGAAAAATGGAAAAACTGTTCCTAATTGTGTTCCAACAAATGAGGACAACTATTTTAATCATTTAACTACAGCATTAGAGTCAAAACTAAAAAAGTAAAAGAGCAGGAGGCCGAACAACCGGCCCAACCTCCTGCTCCGAAAAAGCCGGCTGTTAAACTAACACCACAGGTACCTCTTGATCAATGGGAACAAACTTTTTTAGATGCTGACCCAAATAAATATCATCAATTTAAAAATAAAACGCCTGAGAAAAAAGTTCAAATGGCATGGTCTGCTAGGAAACACGCAATAGAGAAGACATGATTATTGACGACGATGTTTCAGCATGGCATAAATTTCCACATCATCATAATTGGTTTAACAAACTTTGGTTAAGCGAACAATTTGGATACACATGTGGCCCAGGTGGTGTTCCTGTACCAAGACTTAATAATTATATAGTAAGACCTATATATAACTTAAGAGGTATGGGGCTGTGTGCTTCTATACAAAAATTAGATCCTTCTGATTTAACTAGTGTTCCTCCCGGATACTTTTGGTGTGAACAATTTAAAGGTAATCAATACAGTATTGATTACAAATGGAAAAATAATAAATGGGAACAAATTTCTGCAATGCAGGGAATTAACGACCTAACTAAATTGTATAAATTTAGTAAGTGGATTAAAACCGATAAAAAAATAAAGTTACCATTGATACTAAACTATCTATCCGATTGCGAATACATAAATGTAGAATGTATAGAAGACAAAATTATCGAAGTCCATTTAAGAGCATCACCGGATCCTACATCTTATCAAGAACTAATCCCAGTATGGCAAGGAGATGAGATTAAAATTCCGGACGGTTATACTTGGATAGAATCTCACGACGATGCTGATCATTTATTACCACAAACTAGATTAGGTTTTTACGCAAAATAAAAGTTGCGTTTTGTCAACTAACAAGCTATAATTAAACATAAAGGAGAAAATATGAGCAAATCATATGGTGCCCCAGAGCAGGCTAAAATTAAACAAATTGTTTCTGAGGGCGTTACTGTAATGCAGGAAATTCAAGACCTTACTGAAGGATTGAACGAAACCATTAAAGCAGTAGCAGAAGAACTAGATGTTAAACCTAGTGTTATTCGCAAAGCAATTCGTATTGCACTTAAAGATCAATGGGATCAGGTATTCCGTGAGTTTGATGACCTTGAAACTATTGTTGATATCAGTGGTCATGCAAATATACGCAAAGATGATTAATGGATCAACTTTCAAATACATTTATAAACATTTACAACTGGGCAAAGAACGATTTCAAAGAGTGGCCTTTAAGATTTGTACTAGAAATCTCAGCATGGGTTATGAGTATAGGCTGTAGCCTAACAATGGCTATTACTGTTCCTAATCCACCATTCTTAATTCTATATCCGTTGTTTATACTACAATGTGCAATATTTTGCTGGGCTGCTTGGACTAGACGCAGCACAGGTATGGTAGCTAATTACTTATTATTAGTCGCTATAGATAGCATTGCACTAGTTAGATTGATAAGTATATATTGAGTAAGGTAAGATCAGCCAAAAATGATCACTATTGGTATTTGTGAGCCTCAAATCACATAAAGGAAAAATTATGTACGTAGATGCCATCTGGGATCGAGATAAGGATATCATCCAAGTCGTTGAACGCGATCCAAAGAAAGGTAGGCTATTCCAAGAATACCCTGCCAAATATGTTTTTTACTATCCCGATGCTAAAGGGAAATATCGTTCGATCTATAACGAACCATTAAGTAAAGTTTCTACTAAGAACTTTAAAGACTTTGTTAAAGAACAGAAAATCCATAGTGGATATAAACTTTACGAAAGCGATATTAATGCTGTATTTCGTATTTTAGAAGAACACTATCTAGGTCAAGAACCACCTAAACTTAATGTAGCATTTTTCGACATTGAAGTAGACTTCGATCCAGAACGAGGCTATGCAAGCCCAGACGATGCATTCATGCCTATTACAGCTATTGCTGTTCATTTGCAATGGCTCGACACGTTAGTCTGTCTTGCTATTCCGCCTAAAACACTAACAATAGAACAGGCAAAAGAACAGGTTAAAGATTTTCCTAATACATATCTGTTTGAAACTGAAGCAGAAATGCTTGAAATGTTTCTTCAACTAATAGAAGATGCAGATATTTTAAGTGGATGGAATTCAGAAGGCTTTGATATTCCGTATACTGTAAATCGTGTTACTAAAACACTATCAAAAGAAGATACTCGTAGGTTTTGTCTGTGGAATCAATTTCCTAAAAAACGTGAATATGAAAAATATGGCAAGGCTGCTGTAACATATGACTTAGTCGGCCGTGTTCATTTAGATAGTCTCGAACTTTATAGAAAATATACGTATGAAGAACGTCATAGCTATCGTCTAGATGCCATTGGCGAACTAGAAATCGGTGAAACTAAAACTGTATACGAAGGTACGCTCGATCAACTTTATAACAACGATTTTAAAAAGTTTATTGAATATAACAGACAAGACTGTGCATTGCTCGATAAACTAGATAAAAAATTAAAATTTATTGATTTAGCAAATACCATTGCACATGAAAACACTGTTCTACTACAAACTACTCTAGGTGCTGTAGCAGTTACCGAACAGGCAATTATCAATGAAGCACATCATAGAGGATTAATTGTCCCAAGTAGAACTAAAAGAGACGAATTAGGCGATACACAAGCAGCAGGTGCATATGTTGCATATCCTAAAAAAGGTCTGCATGATTGGATCGGCTCAATGGATATAAACAGTCTATATCCTAGTGTAATTCGAGCATTAAACATGGGTCCAGAAACTATTGTAGGTCAGCTAAGACCAGAACAAACAGAAAAATATATTCGAGAACAAATGAGCATACACAAAAAGTCATTTGCTGCTGCATGGGAAGGGTTATTCGGTACGCTAGAATATGATGCTGTAATGAAGCAGGATCGTGCGTTTGATATTATTGTTGATTGGGAAAACGGAGAAACCAATGTGCTAAGTGCTGCCGAAGTATATAAACTAATATACGAAAGCAACCAGCCTTGGATGTTAAGCGCCAACGGAACAATCTTTACTTATGACAGTGAAGGTGTTATTCCAGGTTTGCTAAAACGCTGGTATGCAGAACGTAAAGAACTACAGAAAAAGTTAAAAGTAGCAAAAGAAGCAAATAATGAAATTGAAGAAGAATATTGGGACAAGCGTCAACTGGTTAAAAAGATTAACCTTAACTCACTCTACGGTGCTATTCTTAATCCCGGGTGCCGTTTCTTTGATAAGCGTATTGGCCAATCAACTACTTTAACTGGAAGAAGCATTGCTCGCTATATGGCCGGTAAAGTAAATGAGATGATTACTGGTGAATTTGATCACGTAGGAAAATCAATTATATACGGTGATACAGATTCATGTTACTTCAGTGCATATCCAACATTGAAAACAGATATCCTTAAGAAAGCAATACCATGGGACCGAGACATTGTTATTCAGCTATATAACACTATTGCAGAAAATGTAAACTCAACCTTTCCGGAATTTATGCTAGATGCATTTCATTGCCCTAAGTCAAGAGGAGAAGTAATCAAGGCAGGTCGAGAAATTGTAGCCAGTAAAGGCCTATTCATTACTAAGAAAAGATATGCTGTTCTTTATTACGATAAAGATGGTAACAGATATGACACAGAGGGAAAGTCTGGTAAAATTAAAGCTATGGGGTTAGACCTCAAGCGTAGTGATACACCAGAATTTATGCAGAACTTCCTTAGTGAAATTCTAAATAAAGTATTGAATGGCGCAAAAGAAAATGACATATTAGAACGAATTAAAGAGTTTAGAACAGATTTTAAAGCAAGACCTGGTTGGGAAAAAGGCACACCAAAGCGTGTTAATAATCTCACTGAGTATCAAGAAGAAGAAAAGAAAAAAGGTAAGGCAAATATGCCCGGACATGTACGTGCAAGTATGAATTGGAATACATTAAAGCGTATGCACGGAGACAAATATTCAATGGGCATTGTAGATGGTATGAAAGTTATTGTCTGTAAGGTAAAAGATAATCCACTTGGATACACATCAGTTGCATACCCTACTGACGAACTTAGACTACCTAAATGGTTTCAAGAACTACCGTTTGATCATAGTGAAATGGAATCAGTTATTATCAATAACAAACTAGATAACTTAATAGGTGTTCTAGAATGGGATCTTGAATCCACTACACAGGATAATACATTCGGTAATTTATTTTCATTTGATTGAAAATAATCATTGACATTTGCATCAGGTCTAAATAAAATTAACTATAAAGGAAATAACATGCAAGATCTATTAAAAGACATCGTAGCCCATACACACAGTTTAGGGTTTTTGAATATTGTAAAAATTACAGGCGCTGAAGATAAAACACAAATTGATAGTATGGCTGATGACCGTACTGTAATTATGTTTGCCGAAACAACTACTCCTAATCCAGACATGCTCGGTGTATTTGGTATGAGTCAAATGAGCAAGCTAAAATATCTACTAGATTGCCCAGAGTACAAAGAAGACGCAAAAATCGATGTTGTAAAAGCAGATCGAAATGGCGAAACTATTCCAGTCGGCGTTCATTTTGAAAATAAGACTAAAGACTTTAAGAACGATTATCGTTTTATGAACAGCGATATCATTAACGAAAAACTTAAGACTGTTAAGTTCCGTGGTGTAAAATGGGATGTTGAAGTTGAACCGACTGTTAGTGCAGTACAACGTTTTCAATTCCAAGCTGCTGCAAACAACGAACATGCAACGTTCTTAGCAAAGACTGATGGAACTGATCTTAAGTTTACATTCGGTGATGCTGCTAGCCACGGTGGCGAATTTGTGTTTGCTACCAATGTAAGCGGAAAACTTAATAAAAATTGGACTTGGCCTGTGTTACCTATTTTAAGCATTTTGAAAATTGCCGATGTTAACAATACTAAAATGAGTATTAGTAACGAAGGTGCTTTACAATTAACATTAGATAGCGGTCTTGCTGTTTACAAGTATATCATCCCTGCACAAACATGATTAAAGGTGTAATTTCCAATAGCCCCTACATAAGTGTAGGTACTGTTAACGCAGAATATATGAACATGGCTACCCCAAGTGCAGGCATGGTTCGATATAACGGTAACGGTTCTTGCTTAGAAGTTTATGATGGGAGCTATTGGAGACCTCTTAATCAATATCAAACTATAGATTTAACTACACACGGAAACGATATCTTAAATTGGGCTAGCAAAAAAATGTTAGAAGAACGTGATCGAAAGATATTAGCAGAATCTCATCCTGCAATTAAAGCAGCATTAGAAAATCTAGAACGTGCAGAACAACAATTAGAAACAACAATACATTTATCAAAAAAACATGACTTACAGACCACCAGTTGATTTAACTCCTTTACAGCAGGATTATGCTGTTTATCTTCCAGCTATCAGTTCGTTTTATTCTACCTATGTAGCTAAACAACGTCTTGATGAATTTGTTCCTAAAGATCGTATTCCTCAAGGATTTGATCGTGGAATAGAAGGTATGAACTTTCTTAATCCAGAACAAGGTTATTTTACCTACAAATATGCTCTTTATTCTGCAGGTCATGCTCAACTTGATCTTAATAAGAGCGTAGTACAAGAATCAATGATCCAACAACGAGATCGTAAAAATACTATGATCCTCGGAGATTCAGGAGGATACCAAATTGGTAAAGGTGTTCTTAAATTTGATTGGTTAGACTTTGAAGGAACACAGGCAAATAAAGTTCGAGATGATATTTTAGCTTGGTTAGAAATGACTGCTGATTGGTCAATGTTTTTAGATGTACCAACATGGGCATGTGATCACAATCATACTGCTAAAACTGGGCTAAAGACATTCGATGATTGCTTAGATAAAACAAGGTTCAATAACGAATACTGGCTGACACGTAGACTAGGACAAACTAAGTTTCTAAATGTTCTACAAGGATCAGATTGGGATACTGCTGAAAAATGGTATCAAGGTGTAAAAGAATTTAGTGATCCTGCTGTCTGGGGCGATAAAGCCGCAGAAGGATGGGCGTTCGGAGGTGCTAACATGTGTAAAATGGATATCACCCTCAAACGCTTGATGACCTTACGTGAAGACGGACTGTTAAAAAACAAAGACTGGATTCACGTTCTTGGTACAGCACAACTTGACTGGTCGTGCTATCTGACTTTAATTCAACGACAAATTAGGAAACACATTAATGAAAACCTTACCATATCTTTTGACTGCGCCTCACCGTTTATTGCAACAGCACACGGACTCGTCTACACAAATGCCCAACACACTACGAAACGTTGGAGTGTTATTATGGACAAAGCACCAGATAACAAACTACTTGCCGAAAGCACAATCCCATTCCCCTTCGAATCAGAATTCGGCCGCAGACTAACAATGGGAGACATTTGTTGGTATGCTCCAGGTATGCTTAACAAAATTGGTAAAGAAGGCAAAACATCTTGGGATAGTTTTTCATATGCCCTTATGATGGGTCATAATGTTTATTGCCATATTGTTGCTGTACAACGTGCCCAACAATTAATGGATATTGAAATTGCTAAAATAAAAGGAAAGCTAAACTGGAAAGCTTGGCAAAAACTTAATGCTAAAAATTCAGCCAGTGACGAATATTCAGATTGGGTGCCTCGTAATATTCTTTATTTTAGTCAATTTGTTGAAGAGTTGTTCAATACTAAAACTAAAGATGAAGCATTTACAATGATTGAAGAAGCTGGACCATTCTTACGTAGCTTAGAAGGTGCTCGACTACGCGGTGGCCCTGCTCAAAATACATTTGGTAATTTATTCGAAACTCAAATTACTCGTCAAGAAGAATTAGATCTAACTAATCCGGACGACGATGAATTGAGAAAATTAGCAGAAGATCTTGACAATTGATACTAATTACTATATAATTTTTGTATGAAAAGAGATTATCAAACTGGCGAATCAGACGACGTTATCTACTTTGTAGGTAACGAAGTTGAACACACACCCGCATACGGAATGGAGACTTTATTTGTTACTGGCGTTAGACCTGTAGAGGAAATTGCCAGTCAACTAACTAAAGTTACTCGTAAGTCAATTCAACACATTTTCTTTGGAGCTAATCATAGTTACAATCCTCAAACTTATGACGAACATAAGGCTTGGGAAGATATGATTACTTTCTTTCTTGACAAAGACTATTTGTGTTCTTTGGATATTCCTATTAGTCAAGTCGAAGAATTTAATGATTGCGGTCTAAACGAATACAATAATTTTATTCCGCAAATTCGAGTTCCAATTCCGTATATTCGTCTTTGGAACTATAATACAATGCTTAAAATCGATGACAAAGATTTTAATGCAACAAATCCTGGAGTGTGGTCTCACAGTCTGCACACTCTAATGAATCGTAAGCACTTTACAGACTGGAGACAATATAAAGAGGATAAAATTCTAAAATGATCAATTCTAAAATCACAAAAACTGCAAATCAACAAACTAGCGAAGAAAAGTTGTTTAAACTACTTGAGAGCATTGACTGGAAGCTTTGGGAAATGTATAATATCCTTAAGGATTCTACTACAGAAAAAGCAAAGCCTACTCCTAAGAAAGTTGCTAAGAAAACCGACGAAGAATGAACAAAGAAAAATCTATGATTTGGGTTACCTTCCGTAAAGAAGGTATTCATAAATATCCAGCTGCTAACTATGATCCAAAGTTAGCAACAGGTGATGAATATGATGTTAGTTTCCTTGGAACTCCACATCGACATATTTTTCATTTCAAGGTCTATATCGAAGTATTTCATGATGACCGAGATATCGAATTTATTCAGTTTAAACGTTGGTTGGAAAAGCTGTACAGCGAAGGTACACTCCAACTTAACTATAAATCCTGCGAAATGATTAGTCGTGATCTTCACGCTACCATTACCGCAAGATATCCAGCTCGCGAGATCTGGATTGACGTAAGTGAAGACGGCGAGAATGGCTGCTTCATTAAATTTTCTTCAACTCTTTAATTTTTAAAATCAAAAATGGCAATTCCTAATTACATTCAAAAAACCCTTGTTATGAAGCCCGAAGTTTCTAAGATCTTCGACGATCTTGAGGATTGGCTAGATCATTGCAGATTTAATCTGCTTCCTTTTAACCCTAGGGATCTTTACAAGAGTAAAGAATATAAGGAGTGGCAACGTGAGCGTTCAAAGGCTGCACGTTATGCACAACGTGATCATCATTAATCATGAGTAATATATTTCTTGTAGACCTGGAAAGCGTGGAAACACGCTATACAGGTCAATGGAAAACTCATATTCCTGAATTACTAAAAAAGGCAGGGCACAATGTTCAAATTATTGACGGGCCTACGGATATCCCGGCTGCTACTACTCCAGGTGCCTTTCTTAATTTTGGTGGCACTAATATCTACAAGTCTTCTCAAGTTGAAAAGATGGGTAGACTTTTTTGCAATGGACGTATTTCTCCTGGCGACCATTTTATTTTCACTGATGCTTGGCATCCGGGCATTGTAAATTTAAAATATATGAGCGAGCTTCTTGGCATTCCTGTCAAGATTCACGCTCTATGGCATGCTGGAAGTTATGACCCTCATGACTTCCTTGGTCGTCTAATCGGTAATAAACCTTGGGTTAGATTTGCCGAGGAAAGTTTTTACCATGCTATCGATTACAATTATTTTGCTACAAACTTCCATATTGAAATGTTTGTACGCAATTTGCTTAATGGCATTGTAGAAAATCCTTGGTTAGAGGATGACCTAGACGAAATCTTGAGCGGCAATTGGCCTAAGATTGTACGATCTGGTTGGCCTATGGAATATATGGAAAATATCCTAAGTCCATATGCTAACCTTGAAAAACGAAATCTAGTATTGTTTCCGCACCGCATTGCTCCAGAAAAGCAAGTTGAGATTTTTAGAGACATTGCTAAACATCTTCCACAATACGAGTTTGTAGTGTGTCAAGATCAATCTCTTACTAAAGATCAATATCACACATTGTTAGGACAATCTAAAATTGTGTTTAGTTGCAGTTTGCAAGAAACACTAGGTATTGGATGTTACGAAGGCGCATTAGTGAATGCTGTACCATTGGTACCTAATCGGTTATCATACAAAGAAATGTATTACGAAGGATTTAAATATCCCTCCGAGTGGACCGATTCTTGGGAGAACTACGAAAAATTCAGACCAAACATTTGTCATAACATTATTACTATAATGGAAAATTATGATAAACATGTTTCGTATGTACGTAAACAAGCACAAGATTTAACTAATTTATTTTTTAGTTGTGATAGACTTTTGCAAAATTTAATGTAAAATATAATTATGTTTTTATTAAATCTCCTAAAACGAGTAGGACGACATAGAATTATTATGGATCGTCAAAATAATAAACCTTATTTAGAAAGATATTACGTGTTTCTAAAAGACCGTAGGCATTTTCCATTTAATGTGTTTATTCATAAATTTTTAAGATCAGATCCAGATGATGTACATGACCATCCTTGGCCTTATGCAACACTAATCCTTAAAGGTGGATACTATGAGTGGACTCCGGATTTTGATAGCAACGGTGCTAAGATAGGCGAAACTCGTCACTGGCGGGGTCCTGGTCACTTTCGATTCTGTAAAGCTAATAGCTTTCATCGTATTGAACTTAAAGCAGATGTAGAATGTTGGACTATGTTTATGCCCGGGCCACAAAAACGTGAATGGGGATTTTTAGTTACAAATGATGGGAAAGATCATTGGATTCATAATGATATATATCTAACAAGTAAAGCACAAAAATGATTATTGAAGAAGACATTAAGTTAGATTTTAAAGACGTATTAATTAGACCAAAACGTAGTACACTTTCGAGCAGAAAAGAAGTTTCTTTAGAACGTACCTATAGTTTTAAGTGGAGTAAAAACACATGGACAGGTGTCCCTATTACTGCTGCAAACATGGACGGTGTAGGTACATTTGCAATGGCAAAGGAATTACAAAAGCATAAACTGCTAACCTGCGCAGTAAAATCATACTCTCTTGAACAATGGGTAGACGAAAGAGATAATTTATTTTCTGATTTTACAGCAGTCGGTACGGGAACAAATAATAAAGATTTCGAACGGTTAAAGTTTATTTTAGCTGCATTACCAAAGCTAAAATTTATCTGCATAGATGTTGCAAACGGCTATTCGGAACATTTTGGAGATTTTGTAGCAAAGGTAAGAAAAGAATTTCCAGATAAAACTATCATTGCAGGTAATGTTGTTACCGCAGATATGACGCAGGAGTTAATTTTACGTGGTGCAGATATTGTTAAAGTTGGTATTGGGCCTGGGAGCGTTTGCACTACTCGTGTTCAAACTGGTGTGGGCTACCCACAACTTAGTGCTATTATTGAATGTGCCGATGCCGCTCACGGTCTTGGTGGTCATATTATGGCTGACGGTGGATGTACTTGTCCTGGCGATGTTGCTAAAGCTTTTGGTGCTGGTGCGGACTTCGTTATGATCGGAGGTATGTTTGCTGGGCATGATGAAGGTGGAGGCACCGTAAATCATACAAACAATACTATTTCATTCTACGGAATGAGTTCGGATACTGCTATGGAGAAGCACCACGGTGGTGTAGCAAGCTACCGAAGCAGCGAAGGAAGGACTGTAGAAGTGCCGTACAGGGGTCCTGTAGGAAAAACTGTGCTCGATATACTCGGTGGTCTACGCAGTACTTGTACATATGTTGGTGCACAAACATTAAAGCAACTAAGCAAATGTACCACATTTGTTCGAGTAAATAGACAAATTAATGATGTTTTCATTTAACCAATCTAAAATAAAAATGGCCGATACTCTAGAAAAAAGTGATGCTCCTTGGGATAACTTAGTTCGAGAAGATTTTCATGTTGCGGTATATAAAGATAAGTACCCAGTTACTGACGGCCATTTACTATTTGTACCTAAATATAATACCCCTGCTGTTATACAAGATGCATTTTACGACGCATATACACATGGAATGATGTTAGTTGAAGAAGGAAAATGTGACGGGTTTAATATCGGTTTAAATATCGGTAAGGCTGCTGGACAAACTGTTATGTACCCGCATGTTCATTTAATCCTACGAAGATCAGGCGATAGCGAAGATCCTACTGGCGGAGTTAGAAATGTTATTCCTGGCAAGGGCAATTACAAAAATTAATCAAACTTAGTAATTTTTTGATCGGATTCATTTACACAAGCTATCATCTTACACGGTTGCGGTCCTACAGGTAATTCAAAATTATCATGCCAAATATTACCTAGTGATGTATTTCCACATGCACTACCAGATACCCAACCGTCGTGACTAATCGATAAACTTTCTATTCCTACATTACACAATTTCCCTGTATAACTAGGATTAGCATTTAGTGTTTCTGTTAGTCTTTCTTGAAATGTAGTTTCTTCAAAATGTTTCTTTTCTTCTACTAATTGCTCACCTCTTATAATTCTCAATTGTTCATCAGTATAAGGAAACATGCCTCCAATTGGATCAGCATTTCTATATAAAATATATTTAGAAACTACAATATTAAATTCATTTTCGACTTTTAAAGCTCTTGCTATATCTTCGTTAAAATAATCAGGTCTAATAGGAACAATTACTTCAACAGTTTTATTATTCTTTCGAAATGCATCAAATATAAATTTTATCAAATTAAATTGTTGCCAGTAATGGAAAGATAAATGTAAGCTGTCTACATGCGGAGCAATAGCCCACCAGTCTAGCCATAGTTTTCCTCCGTTTGTAGTTAAGTCAATATTTCCATTATTTTCTTTACATAACTTAAGCATCATTGGAAAATCAAACATATCTAACGGTTCTCCTCCATTAAATTTCCAATTTATTGTTCTACCTAAAGTATGATAGTGATCGATTATTTTTTTAGTAACATTAACATACTCCGTTATAGACCGTGGTAAC